ATAATTTTGATAGTGCCATTTCCAAGCTGTTTCTATAATATTTCATATTGAGCTATGTGTTGGATGCCACCCGGTCAATTGATTAAAATGTCCTACCGCGGCAATCAGTGCATCAGGGTCGCCAATACGCCTTGAGCCAAACTGATAATTGATTCTATCTCCTACCACACATTCAGCAGTATTTAATATATCTAAATTACTGAATCCTTCGCCGGTGCCCAAATTGTAAGCATTATAAAAACCTGCGTCGCAGGTATCCAGGTAGCTAACTGCACGATAATGAGCCTCTGCGATGTCTTCTACATGCAAATAATCCCGTACACAAGTACCGTCAGCAGTAGCATAATCATTGCCGTTCATAGTGAACACTGTACCATGTGAATATGCTGTTAGTATTCGTGGAATTAAATGTGTATCGTCCTTGACATGTCCTAAACTGCTATCCGAAGAGCAACCGGCAGCATTAAAATATCTCAAAGAAATAGCTTTGAAACCTTTGGCCTCACAGTGCCTTCTAATAACAGTTTCACACATTTGTTTACTGTCACCATAAGGACTAATTGGCAGTAATTTACTGTTTTCAGGAATAGGGCAAATTGCAGGAATACCGTAAACTGCGGCACTGCTGCTGAATACAATGTTACCCTGCCACCCTTTTGAACCTAACTGATTTAGAAAATAATTGGTCCTAGACACATTATTGTTAAAATAAGTGTAAGGATCATTGATGCTGGGACCTACTAAACTACTACCTGCACAATGTACAATATAGTCAATGTCAGCGATATCAGTGGCGATAGGTGCCATATTGGCAAAATCATCTTTAATCCACTCATTGATAAATTGTGCAGATTCGGGTACGGTAGATTCCCAGTCTACACCTATAACATGATACCCACGACTACGAAAAAGTCGAGCAGTGTGCCCTCCTATATAGCCCATTGCTCCAGTAATTAAAACTGTTTTCATTTGTATTTAGGTTGTCTTGTATGACGACGATAATCTACATCCATACGCAGCCATTGTTCGCCTTGCCCTTCTAAAATATCCACAATGCGATCAACAGTGCCATTGGTCCAATCACTGATTTTGCCCATATTTGCATGAGGTCTACGCAGTAATTTTTCCAACTTATCTAAGGCATCATCTATGGACCAAGGAATATACATCCGTTCCGGATCATTGGCCAGTGTTTCCGGAAAACTACGATAAGCTGGAAATAAAACGTTGCAGCCTAAAGCATCGGCTTCGCTGATAGTATTGGAAACCCAATCCTGCAAAGCACAGTTAAAAACCACACGGCTGTCGTTGACAATATCGTAATAGGTATTTTTAGTCAAATTGTCATAGATATGAAGTCGACCTTGTGCGACCATACTTAGGGTACGATCCATGTAGCTTTTGTTGTTGCTTTTTAATTTACCGCCTGAACAAACACAGAATTCCAAATTGGTACCTGGATAACGTTCATACCAAGCATCGATGATGTCCATATAGAAGTCCGGTTGTTTTTCTTGATCCCAGCGAGCCGAAAAAACCACACGGTGTTTACGATCTTTAAATGGTTTAATTGTGTCTACACGTTCCTGCACTTCGGATTTACCAAAGGCAAGACCGCTGATGTTATAGATGGGTGCACGCCAGCCAGCGATCTTCATATGCATGACCATTTCTTCATTAGTGGCTAGGACTCCGTCGACAAACGAGTCCACCATTTTTTCGTAGTGACCCATCCATTGCGACATACCCCAAACATGAACGAAATCATCTGGATCAATGGATTGAGCAAGACAACGAACAAACACCCGAGGACGATAAGCAGGATCAATTTGATTGAGTATGTAAGGAATGCTCTCGATTCCGGGCTGAAACATGTCTTCGAAGTAGATAACATCTTCATTGGTAACTTGACCTTCTTTCATGTAACGGACCAAATTCATAATTTGGCTCATACCAAAATAACCGCGACCGTGTGCGTCCAATACTTGTCCAGTACTGATTTGTTGATCAGTGGTTAGTGTAGTTCCTGGAACATCTACCCAGTCAATGCCTCGACGTTCAAATACACGACGATTCCATTCGGTTAGTTGTAAAGTGTAGCGGGCCTGATATGGTTCAAGCCCCATATACCAAAGTTTACGCAAATTACTCTCCGGGGATATAAGTTGGGTCCAGTGGTTTAACGTTCCAGCGATCAAAGGTCAAATTGATACCCTTGACTGTCATTTCGGGTAAATGATCACTGGACCAATTATAAGTCAGTGTAACATGGGGGTGATATTCGGGGTAGTCGTGACTACAGCCCAATTCTATGGCCTGTTGATGCAAGGATTCAATTTGGGGGCTAGCAAGTTTTAACACAAGACAGTAGCCACCTTTTTGAAGTGGAAAAACATCAAACCCTGATACACTAGCTCCAGCTGGCATTTTTGGTTGCATTTCTGCCAACGCCGGGCATGGTTGCCGACTGTAAGTCACTGTACAATGAATTTCATTGCTAGGTGTGGGGTTGGTTATTTGCAAGTCATGAATAATTTTTTCAATGACTCGCAGACTTTTTACGCTGGGCAGCAGCTCGGCATAAGTTCCGTGAGCATGGTTAGTATCTTGCTCTACCATGCTCATATAATCTTGTAGACGCTTACTCATTGCAGTGTACGAGGTGCATTACGAATGCCACGCATGGAAGAAGACCAATTATCTCTAACTGGTTTACCCTTGCTATAACGAATAAAATCACCGTAGGGAGATTTTTCATTGTATAGATCGGCTTCATTGAAACAATGACCAAACTCTACACAAAAGTTACGATAGTTTTCGAGATCATCGAAAAGTTTAGTGACTTCAGGTTTGAAGGTCAAATATTTTTTAAGCCAAGAGGGTTGTGCCATTTGATAAGTTCCTTTAAGAAAATTAGATTTTAATTGAAAGAGAGGGTGCAGTGATTTCGTACTGAATTAGACAACCATTTTCGTCGTCCTCACTGACTTCGATCCATACAGCACGGTTGGGATATCGTTCAGCGATTTTGACATAAAGGTCATCGGAGATCATTTCACAACTTTTGTAGTCTAGTGTCAAAACGGAATTTTCACTATTATACAACGACTCGAGCCATCGTTTAAACTGTATAAATTCGATGTCCCGATCATCGTGGAACACATCGATCCACACCCGGAAATGAAAGATGTGGCGATGAGGGTAACCCAAAAACGATACATCATAAAGATCTCCAGTGGCTAACTGAGGATCAGTTAGTGCAGCAGGGTATTTATGAATACCTTCTTTTTGAAAAGTTACCCAAATTTTTCTTGCACAGTGTTGCATGATATTGTCAATCTGTTGTCTTTGTTGATTATTCATAGTATATGTATTTTACTAATTTTGCGAAAAAATGTCAACGTACAATTTTGTCTTTCTTATACGCAAACCAATCAGTGAATTTGTTTTTGTCTAAAAGTTCATTCAATGACCAACACCAAACTCCGGGGTTGGTTTTACGGAAATCTTTGTCATCAAATTTGATAGTGGTATTATAATTTAATAGTTTGATGTAAGGTAATTTCACACTGATCATGGGAATAAAATTATCGTATTCTGTCAAACCGCTTTCCAGCAGCCCCTCAACGCATCGCACATCTATGTCCAGTGTACACAAAATATCCTGTTTTAAAACGGGTTCTATCATATTTTCCCATTTTGTCCAATTTTCGGAGTCGTTGGTATCAAGAAACGGGAAACTTTGATTGGCACCAAAATAGACATGTTCGCAGTAATGGTAACTGCATTCCCCAATTACTTGGGCTGAATCTTGTAGACCAACAACAAATAAAGTTCTACGTCCTTCGGCAGGAGTTTTTTCAACCTCTGTGCCTATAAACATATTGACGGTGCCGGATTCATTGCCATTTTCATAAATTCTTTGCATATCAATAATCGTCCAAGTTGATTCTATCTCGTCGGTCATATTCTTCACGATAAAGAACTGACAGTCGATCTTTGATTATTAGTTTTTGTTTTTTTAAATCATGTAGTTGTGAGTCAGTAAATCTACCTGTTTTTTCTAAAGTTTGTATTTGACTATCTAACAATGAGTGTTGCTTTTCAAGTCTGCGTATTTCATCATTGCTCATGAATTGCCTCCTCTATCTCATCTAGGCGATCTAAATTTAGCACAGGTTCTTGGGCGTCGTCAACAACTTCGAACAATTCGTTGCTCATAGTGAACGCATTTACTGTCCGTTTGCCCGTGAATCCGCGTGTACCAACGATTTGACGCCAATAATGATCATAGTGATCAATTATATCTATACTGGCCTGACGAGTCGGTGCACTGAATATATCGTCAACAATATCTCTAAACTTGGCATAGTCTGGAGTTTGTTTACGCATCATTGATGGATATATACCATTGTCATATTCTCGATTGGCTCGTTGTACTGCTTCAATATGCATCCAAACGTTATGAGCCATTTGCAGTGCATAGCTGAAACTATCCCAACTAGTTTTACCTTCTTTACCAAGCTTATTTAGATCGCCGGGCTTGTAGATACAAATATCTTTGATCAAACATCTTGAACTAATGGGACTTTGTTCAAACACTGGATAATTTTGTTTATAGTCAGTGACAAAGACATCACGCATACTACGGGTGTCAGTGGCATAACGTCGATCGTCGATACTGGGACTCATACGATAAGACCATTTACCTTGATGACCGAGATCAATTTCGTGATAAATTTGTCCATTGGCAGTTGCCAAAAACGGACTGGCGCAATCGAAACTGATAGTAAACCGTGGATTTACATATCTACGAATCGCACGTTGAATATCGGTCAACAATAATGCCCATTCTAATTTACTGGTGCCAAGAAAATGCATCCAATCATGCAGTCCTTCTTGCAGCAAATTATCGTAGCGTAATTCCACTAATCGTTTCAGCACCAAATGCACGTCACACATATTCTGACCGCCCATGGCCCAACCATCAAAATGTCGCCCGGGATATTTGGTTGGATCACAATAGTCTTTCATGGTATTATACCATTGATCTGCGGCTTTGTGATTGTCGCCCTGTAGCACATTTAAAAATCGTGCACCACCATTTTCAACGCCACGGCGATGTTTAATAAAATAATCATTGTTGAATCGTGTAGCTGCTACAAGCTCTTTGTTATTTTTAAAATTACCTATGCGACTGTTTGCATCATCGTCGTGAATTACCCAAGTAGGTATATCCAATATCATTGCATAGTCTGCGATATTGTCCAACCAATGCAACACAGTTTCTCTGCGACGTTGTGCCTTAGGACAACCACTGTTGGCATGCCAATCGCCTTCCCAGATACCCTTGGCAATTTGGAATCCACCGCTGTCACCTAACATAAATGAACCAGGCTCACGTTTGCGAACCATGTCCTCACTGGCATCTTCTTTGGCTAAATCCAAATTAGCATGTCCAGCACTGTACAAACTCCAACGATATGGAAACAATGCCTGTTGACTGTTTAGCCAATTTAGCTGTTCCATATCCTGAATCTGAGCGGGCATACGTGCTGGATCTACATAGTTTGTTTGACGTTGCTTGCCGATAAACGTAGCGTAAAATCCACTGATGGCCGGCAAAAAGATCGCATAGTCTTTTTGTTTAGCGGTAAAGTTATCTTGTGTTAGTGTTTCGGTCATTGTGGCAGATTACAGTCTAATTGATTCCATAGCAATAATACGGCTTAGTTCTTGGTCAAAGTCAGCACTGTCTACAATGATATAAGTTCTGAAGAAAGAACGATCTTTAACACTATCGTATTGTCGTACTCTAACTAAACGTCCGCCTATGACATTAAACACAGTAAAATGTATACCGGTATCATTGTCTACAGGATCTACTGTGGAACCGGATATGAGGACACTGGGTTTGATCTCATCATCCGATGTTAGCCAGTTACGTACTTTATTTTTTAACCATTTCATTTTACTTGTCCCGGTAAGGTATAGGTCCATTCAGCAATACCACTGTCCACGGTAATTTGAACAGCACCATCATCGCTGAAGCGCATACGTTTATCGCCGGGTAAGTTTAAAATATTCACGATCGCAGTTACTGGCCAGCCCCAAGATTTAGTCAGTGTGCCTGTGACATTAGGTGCAAAAACAAAATTACCGGCATGGCTACTGTGGTCGCCAAAATAAAATTTAAGATGACCGTTGTCAGTCTTGGCAGTAAAATGATTTTCTTCGCTGTTGGCACTGGCCTGAAACTTTAGTCGTTGAATACCCTGCACCGAAGGCTCGATCTCAACATGCCATTTAACACCTTTGAATTTAAGAGTTTTTAATTTTTCATTGACTACTTCGCTGGTCATAAACCTGAAGTCATTTTTAAAGTCTCCCGACTTGTTTTCGAAATGAATTCCCATAGGCACTTTCTGACCGTCAATGTCCTTGGTAATCATATCGATTTTGGCATCCTCTCGATATTCACTGATATTCAAAATAGTGTTGAGCTTGCTGAGATTTGGCATACCAAACGTGCCAATGAATTCAGCAATAGGGCCTTTAAATACGGCTTCAACGACCACCGAGCGATCTTCGGAGCTGGTATTTACTTTGGTCTCTGCGTCTGTACCAATAATTTTAAGCATAGTGATATTGCCCAAGCTATGTGTGTGTTGAACAATATCCAATAATTGATCTTTCATGTTTAACTCCTATATTTGTTTAGTTTACACATTATATTTAGATTTTGCAAGAGATTTCTACAGTTTATTCAACGCTAAACAAACTGTCAAAGCTGGTTGATATTTGTGTATGTTCAGCAATGTTCCAATTGAGAACTCCTAATAGATTGTCTACTTTTTGATCCACAATAGTATTTTCCATTGCTGCACTGTCAAACGGCAAATCTCGAAACCATTCCGGTAAATGTGCTTCATCGGTTGGATAGGCCACTGAAGTATAACCTAAAGGATTATCACGTAGTTTGCATACAATAACCTTCATACCATCAACGATTTGCATACTGTAATTGTCACTGTGCATACGACGAAGATTATTCCAATTCATAGCTGCGCGAACATGACCGGGCATGTTGGCACGACCCAATCGTTCTTCTTCTCTGGTATATTTGGTTAAATTGTTTACACGCTTAGGTGTACCTTTTTCCCATGAAGGCCTTTCTGTGAATTCTAGTTTAAATTCACGTATACGATCATAGATTTGCTGTCTCTCTGATCCAGTCAATACCTTGAGTAGTAGTTCGCTGAGAAAATCCTGTATCACTCTGGGTGTATCTGATCTTTTAAGATCAAGACCCATGGCTTTGACTTTACCTGGTCGGCCATCTTTATCAAGTCTACTGCCTTCAAGTTCGTAGATTAAAACTGCATAGCGTTTCTTAGTAATAAACAGTCCAGTACCGGCCACTAATTCCCGACCACCTTTAATTAAACTACCCATCTCTCTTGGACAATGAAAAGCACGTTCCATAAATCCTGGGAAGCTGTCATTTACCTGTTCAGCAATGGTGTCATAGAGTTGTACACAAATGTCCTTGTCCCAATTCATTTGACCAGCATCCACATCTTTTTTCACTGATGGATAGGCTGTAAAGTATACAGAATCTGTGTCACCGTAGATAATTGCATCGCCTACATGATCGTATTGTCCAGTTATGCATTCGTTGACAAATGCATCCATGTGTTGTGCAATTACACGACCAGTTAAAGTGGTGCTTTGGCCAATTCTTTTATCAAAGAAGCGACAGCCAGGATTAAGAATAGCACCATATAAACTATTAAGATTGATCTTTTTGACCAATTGCCTTTTGTCCCAGAATGCACGATCTTCGGGTGTGGCAGCATCTTTCTTTTTAGCTTGAAGTTCTTTACGTTCTGCATACCAACGTTCCAGTAGACCTGGTACTACTCCTTTGATGTCATATTTAAAAATTGTGCCATTGGCACTCAATATCCAGGGTTGACCACTATCGAAAACTAATCGCCAAACATCGGCTGCGGACAATATCTCACTGCCGCCAGATTCCCAGTCGATTGTAATTTCTGTATTAGTTTCACCTTTCATTACTGCTTGATATTCCAAGCAGCCAAACATATTCTCCCATGCATCGGCAAAACTGCTGCCTGAAGACATTTTTTCTTCGATATACCTATCAGTCATTATCGGTCGGAGTTGTCCGACGATTGTTTCTGGGGCCATGTTAAGGGCACGAATAGCCGAGGGATAGAGCGAGTTGATGTCGATGGCGCCGATGTAGTGGTGAATCCCTTTTTTGGGATAAGCAACATAGGCACCTGCCGCTTGGGTGTTTCCTTGTTCATCGCGATTACTCCTATTAGGTACAATTAGTCCACGTTGATGTGCTTCATTGATAATAGCTTGCTCGGTTACTGCCACTGCTCCCATAACTGTGGGTAGCAACACAGTATTGTCATGCGCTAGTTCGTTGGCTAGATCCAAGAACCTGAGTTTACGGTCGAGCTTGGCCAAGAGCATGGTGTCTTGGCGGTTGTAGTCAATGAACTTGGGGAAGTCCTTGTTGTAGAGTTGGTCCAAAGTTCCTTCGTATTGAATTTTTCTTTCATCGAGTTCATATTCGCCGATGGCATCCAAGCTGTAACTGTGCCGTTCTTCATAGGTATATTTCCTGTATAGTTGCATGTAATCAAGGTGTACACGGCCTACCAGATCAAAAGTTAGATTCTCTGCACCGAAACGTTCAAAGGTGCGCTCCTTGGGCATTTGTTCCCAAAGACAAAATCTACGTGTATCATCTTTGCTCAGCACACGTCGTGTGCGCATGACCATGTAGGGTATATCAAAACCTTCTGAGTTCCAACCACTTAGAATATCTGCATCACCGATCAAGTTTAAAAAAGTATCTAGTAGATCTTCTTCGCGCTCAAAGAGATAGCAATCAGTAAATCTATCTGCAATTTCCTTGGCAGTTTCAATACTGTAACTTCGAGGGGGTACTACTAGGGTAACAATTTTGTCCAACCAATCAAGATATACTGTTACCGCTGTGATTGGATTAAATGGGTCCTCGGGTTTACTGAAACCACGAACTGGATCAAAATCTACTTCAATGTCAAAGAATGCAGTTTGTAGTTTAGGGGATTGAGTACCTAGATAATTATCAGCCAAGCAGCGAAACACTGGATTGATATCAGACTCCCACAGACGTCGCCCACTGTGCATACGCAATTCTTTTTGAAATTCTTTATTTTGTCGTGTGCTAAATCTGCTTACTGGAGTACCGTAAACAGTGGTGAACTTGCCCCTAGGATCATCATAGTAAAACACATAGTTGGCTGGATACTCTCGATACTCTCTCAGGCCATTGACACGTTCAACAACGTGGATACGATCACGTTGCCGATCGAATAAAGCGTCTATGTAACTCATTAAAGGGTTTTACCAACAGTTTCGAGAATGGTGTTGAGATCTTCGTGTTCTTTGTTAGTTTCGTTTAGCTTGGCTTTGTGTGCAATGCGTATAGCCTTTTTGAGAATTGAAGGTTTAATCTCCATTTCCTCGGCAATAGCTTTGATAGTATCATTTAGGCCCGCGGTGAGATCTTCAATTTCATGCATGGTACGCATACCCTCGTTGATGATCTGTGTGAGTTTGGCTTTTTGTTCTGCACTGAACATTCTACTACTCATTGATTCTCTCCATTAAAAAGATATTATACAACAAAAAATTTATAAGATCAATTGAATTTGAGTGAAATAAAAGTGGCATGCATTTCGTCGTTGACGCCGATTTCGATATCATTAGACATACGGTTTGTACGCAATACCCATTGTTTACCGCCAATTTGGCTGTTCAACACATAGGTTCTTGGCCCTATGTTTTCTAATAGATATTTTTCTATCTCTTTTCTTTTTTCAGATTTGAAGCCTAGATTGTATTTAAATTTTTGATCTAATACAGATGGCATAATA